TGAATAAAATTCTCGGAATGAGAGGAGACTTTGACGAAGCTATCAAAGGTGTTGATCAACAATTAACATCCGAAGGTGAAAAACGTAGTCAGCTTACCGACGATATGGGCAAGCGTATGCAGGACAATCAAGCTAAAGACGCCGCTGATAAAGCTAAAGACGCCGCTGATAAAGCTGCTCAAGCTAAAGCTGAAAGAGAAAATCTTAAAAAAACAAATCCAGCAGAAGCCAAGAAACTAGACGCTAGAGATAAACGTGATGCGGAAATAGCAAAACGAAATGAACAACGTCAAAAAGATTCTATTAATCAAACACAACGTGCCGGTCTAGCTGCTATTGATGCCAAAACCGAAGCTGAGAAAAAAGCAGCCGAAGCCAAAACAGAAACCAAAGAAGTTGATCTATCCAGCCCCTTGGCCATGCTTAACTCTTTTAGCGCACAGCAGAACGGATTCTTTGCCAACAATATCAAATCAGCGCAACAGCAACAAGAAAAAGAAAAAGCACTGGCTTCAGCAAGATCAGAATTTCAAGAATCTGAGAAAAAATATGCAGCTGCCAAAACTACTGAAGAAAAGAAATCAGCAATAACTGCTTTGGAAGCTGCAGAAAAACGTCTACTAACCGCTGAAAAAGAAAAAGTAGAAGTAGACAAGGGTGCAGACAAACTTAAACCATCATATCAACAACAAGAAAAAGCAGTACAACAGCAACAAATAAAAGAAAAAATATTGGCTGAAACAAGATCAGCATTTCAAGAAGCTGAGAAAAAATATGCAGCAGCCATAAGTGATGAAGAAAAGAAATCAGCACTAGAATCACTTGCTGCTGCACAGGCACGTTTAGAAATTTCAAAGAAAGAAAAAGAAGAAGCTGATAAAAATGCTGCTAAACTAGTATCAGCTCCTGGGATTGCAGCACAGCAACTAGAAAAAGAAAAAGCACTGGCTTCAGCAAGATCAACTTTTCAAGAATCTGAGAAAAAATATGCAGCTGCCAAAACTGATGAAGAAAAGAAATCAGCACTAGAATCACTTGCTGCTGCACAGGCACGTCTAGAAATTTCAAAGAAAGAAAAAGAAGAAGCTGATAAAACTGCTGCTAAATTGGTATCAGCTCCCGGGACTGCAGGAGGCGGCGCCGGCAGTTACGGCGGTGGTGCTGCGTTATCATCCGGAGGTGGTGGAGGTGGTAAAGCTTCATCTGGTGGTGGAGGTGGTAAAACTTCAGCTGGAGGTGGTGGCGGAGGTGGTAAAGCTTCATCTGGTGGCGGAGGTGGAAAAGCTTCAGGTGGAAGCGGTGGCGGTAGTGGATCAGCTGGTGGTGGCAAAGACGGAGGTGCTGACGGCAGTGGTGGCGGTGGCGGTGGCGGTAAACTTCCAGCAATGGCTGGTGGCGGTGGCGGGAAGGGCGGTACTATGTCCGAACCAGATATCAAGGCAATGATTACCCGACATGAAGGTATACGATATGAACCCTACAAAGACAGTCTTGGTCTTTGGACAGTAGGTGTAGGACACCTAATTGGTGATGGAAAAAGTCTTCCACAAGAATACAATAGAAAGTTTTCGCATGAAGAAGTTATGGCAATGTTTGACAAAGATTATGAAAAACATAAAAAACAAGCAGAGTCAAATGTTCCGGGATATTCTAAATTTGACTCATTGGGTCAGGCAGCATTAATTGATTTAACATTTAATATGGGACCTGGATGGCCTAAAAAGTTTCCAAATACTTCTAAAAAACTAGCTGCAGGCGATACAGAAGGCGCTGCTGCAGGGTTAACTGATAGTGCGTGGTATGGACAGGTTGGCAAACGAGCACCAGTTATTACAGGAATGGTTCGAAATTCCAAAGTGACTGCACGTGACGGTGGTGTATTTGATGGGCCAAAATCCGGATTTGATGCTGAATTGCATGGTACTGAAGCTGTGGTTCCGTTGCCTGATGGCAACAAAATTCCTGTGACTTTTAGTAATATGCCAAAAGCTCCTGATCTTGGAACTTCTATGAAAGTTGCATACAATCAGCTTAGAGCACAATTAGATAGCGTAGATTTCCTGCGAAGCGGTGATTCCAAAAACACGTTTTCAGATACCAGTCCAGAGCTTATTGACAAGACTGAGATGATGCGACAAAAATTATCGGACATGGCAGCAGCATTGCAAGGTCAAGGCATTGATGCAGCAGCCGAGTACAATGCCCCAGAGCCAGGGGAATCTTCGATGAGTTCTGCAACAAGTCTACTAAAACGTTTAGAAATGGCGGATGCGACCAGCAGCGTTTCTGGATCAGAAGCCAATGCAGCCAACAAAGGCGGCAGTCGCGGCTATGACAACTCCAACGATGTTGAAACACAAACTGGTAAACAATCACTTGGTCAAGATGATTCAGTATCACAGCTGTCTTCGTTAAATAGTAAGTTGGAACAATTAATATCTATCAATCATCAATTGGCCAATATTAATAACGACCAATTACGTGTGCAAAAAGGATTTAATTTTGGTGATATGTTTAAATCACCTGTATAATTTGGAAGAATAATGAGCTGGAAAAAATATTTTACGCCGGTTAAAGTTGACAATCAAACAGGATCCTTGAGTCCCATTGGCGGTGGTCGTCCGGGCCCAGCCCGTGCAAACTATTCCAGTTTTCTACCTGATGTTTATGCAGGAAGTCCCAATCGTGTTGAACGATATATGCAGTACGATACCATGGACATGGATTCAGAAGTCAATGCTGCACTAGACATACTTGCAGAATTTTGTACACAAAAAGACAAAGAAAATGCCACCCCATTTCATTTTTACTTCAAAGGCAAACCCACTTCAACAGAAGTAAAATTGCTAAAAGACAGCTTGCAAAAGTGGACTAAACAACAACAATTTGAAACAAGAATATTCCGCATCGTGCGCAATACATTCAAGTACGGAGATTGTTTTTTCGTCAGAGACCCTCAAACCCAAAAATGGTTGTTCGTGGATGCAGCCAAAGTTACAAAAATTATCGTCAATGAAAGTGAAGGCAAGATACCTGAGCAGTATGTGATCAAAGACATTAATTTTAATTTTAAAGAATTAATTGCAACAACTCCTCACAACACAACCAACACTGCACCCAGCGGTACAAGCAGCTATACCAGCGGAGGTGGATTTGGACGAGGAATGGTGGGGGCAGCCGCACAATCGCCGGGCACTAGATTTCACAATCAAACCAATGAAGTCACAGTAGACGCCAAACACGTGGTACACATCACACTCAGTGAAGGACTAGACAACAACTATCCGTTTGGCAATTCGCTGCTAGAATCAGTATTCAAAGTCTACAAGCAGAAAGAATTACTTGAAGATGCTATCATTATCTATCGTATACAACGTGCTCCAGAAAGACGTATTTTCTATGTGGACGTTGGAAATATGCCGGCGCACATGGCCATGAGTTTTGTTGAGCGTGTCAAAAACGAAATACAACAAAGACGAATTCCTTCATCTACAGGAGGCGGCCAAAACATGGTTGATGCTAGTTATAATCCACTTAGTGCAAGTGAAGACTACTTTTTTCCGCAGACTGCAGAAGGTCGTGGTTCAAAAGTAGAAACACTGCCAGGTGGTACCAATCTAGGTGAAATCACAGACCTACGTTACTTTACCAACAAGTTATTTCGTGCTCTAAGAATCCCTAGTGCATATTTGCCCACAGCAGTTGACGAGGCTCCAAACAGTCTAGCAGATGGCAAAGTGGGTACAGCATATATTCAAGAACTGAGATTCAATGAATACTGCAAACGTCTACAGGCCATGGTGGTAGAAACCTTTGATGTTGAATTCAAATATTGGATGAACAACAATGGCATCAACATTGATTCCAGTTTATTCGAGTTAAAATTCAACGAGCCACAGAATTTTGCAGCCTATCGACAGGCTGAACTAGATACCACTAGAGCAGCAATATTTTCGCAGGTTCAAGAAATGCCGCATCTCAGCAAGCGTTTTGCTCTTAAGAGATTCTTAGGACTATCAGA